CGGGCCATGATTATGCGGAGTCGAAACCCCAAAAAACCAAGGCGGCGCAACCCGAGCTGCCCGCAACTCCGCATAAACATGCGCTCCGCATATTACCGGTTATGCTGAGCTCAGCATAACCGGTAGACCCGACCGCGTCCGTCGATCTTCTCCGATGTCACGTCGAGACCGAGCTTCTTCTTAAGGGCGCCGGCAATCGCACCCCGGACCGTGTGGGCTTGCCAGTCGAAAGCCGCGACGATCTCCTCGATGCTGGCGCCCTCGGGACGCTTGAGCATCTCGATGAGCTTGGCCTGCTTGCTGTCATTGCGCGGTGCGCGCTCTTTCCGCGCGGGCTTCTTGCGATCGGTCTTGGCAGGGGCGACTGCCGCTTCAATCCCGAGCGCCGCGAACGCGGCATCGGTCACCACCAGCGTCACGCCATGGCCGTCGCCGGTTTCGCGCCATACCGTATCGCCGCGCTTGGCGTCGACCTCCTCAATCAAGCCCTTGGTGACCAGACTTTCGATCACCTTTTTGGCGGCGCCACCCTTTAGCCGGTCGGGCAGCGGCAACGCCATGCGATCATCGCGCTGGCAGGCGGTTGAAAGAATGACAAGTTGAGTATCGGAAAGTTTTGCCATGGTGATGGCTCCTTGCGTAGCGAGCCGCGCCCATCGCGGCCCTTCTACGAGCCCGAGCCCCGCCGGCTCAGCCGGTCGGGGCGGGCCGGAGAGAGCCGCCGTTATTCGGCGTGCTCGCCTTCCTTGAAGGCCGCGTCGGTGATGCGCTTCAGAAGCTCGGCGTAATGAGCAAGCGTCCCGACATGGCCCCAATTGATGTCGTCGGGCGCGTAGCCGAAATGGTCGTCGCTCAGGCTCTTCAGGCGTTCGAGCATCGCGTCGATTTCGGCCTTGCGGGCGATGAAGGCGTCGAGGGCGGTTTGCTTGCGGGCGGTCTTGGTCATGGCGTTCTCCGTTTCCTGATGGTGACGCCATACACGCGCTGCTTTGGCCCGGAGCCAAGCTCTTAAGCGCATGATTTGATTGCTTTCTTCGAGCCAGGACGATCATGGGATTATCAATCCGCGCCTATGCCCGGCATCGCGGCGTGAGCCACGTGGCGGTGCTGCGTGCCGCCAAGGCCGGGCGGGTACCCCTGGAAGCGGACGGCACGATCGACCCGGCCAAGGCTGATGCCGCCTGGGAGCGTTCGACAGATCCCGGGCGGTCCAAGGCCAAGGCCGAAAGGCTAAAGCCCGTCCCTGAGGCGGCGGTTGGTTCGGTCCGGGAGACGCTCAAGGAGCAGGGCCTGCCGGCGAGCGGCAACGTGACCTTCGTCCAAGCGCGGACCGCCCATGAGATCGCCAAGGCGCATCTCGCGCGCCTGCGCCTGCAACGCATGAAGGGAGAACTTGTCGATCGGGCGCGCGCGACGGCGCTGGTTTTCCGGCTCGCCCGTGAAGAACGCGACACCTGGGTCAACTGGCCCGCACGCATCGCTGCCCTGATGGCAGCCGAGCTCGGCGTCGATGCGCATCCGATGCAGAAGGCTTTAGAGACGCATGTCCGCGCCCACCTCGCCGAACTTGCCGAGGTCCGACCAGAGTTTCGCTGACGCGGACTTTCGGTTCGCTGATCTGTTCAGCTTCGAGGGCGCCGACGAGCTATGGCAATCCTGGCGTGACGGTCTCACCCCCGACCCGCTGCTGACGGTTTCGGAATGGGCGGATCGGCATCGCTTCCTGAGCCCGCGCGCATCGGCCGAGCCGGGGCGCTATCGAACCGATCGCACGCCCTATATGCGCGCGATCATGGACGCGCTATCGCCGTCGCACCCCGCGCGGCGCATCGTGTTCATGAAGGCCGCTCAGGTCGGCGCTACCGAGGCCGGCAATAACTGGATCGGCTATGTGATCCACCATGCACCGGGTCCGATGCTCTCGGTGCAGCCAACCGTCGAGCTTGCCAAGCGCTTCTCGCGCCAGCGCATCGAGCCCTTGATCGCCGAAAGCCCGGCGCTGCGGGAGCGCGTCAAACCGGCGCGCGCGCGGGATGCCGGCAACACGGTCCTATCGAAGGAGTTTCCGGCCGGTCTTCTGGTGATCACCGGTGCGAACAGCGCGGTTGGACTGCGATCGATGCCGGCGCGATACCTCTTTCTCGACGAGGTCGACGCCTATCCGCCCTCGGCCGATGAGGAAGGCGATCCGGTCGCGCTCGCGGAGGCGCGCACGCGCACCTTCTCGTGGCGATCGAAAGTTTTTCTTGCTTCGACGCCGACGATCCATGGCGTGTCGCGGATCGAGCGGGAGTTCGAGGCATCCGATCAGCGACGCTTCTTCGTGCCGTGCCCGCATTGCCAGCATCGGCAGTGGTTGCGTTTCGAGCGGTTGCGCTGGGAGAAGGGAAAACCCGATACGGCGCATTACCAATGCGAAGCCTGCGACGGTGCAGTCGAAGAGCACCACAAGACCCTGATGCTCCATGCCGGCGACTGGCGTCCGACGGCGGAAGCCGCCGATCCCGGCACGATCGGGTTCCATCTGTCGGCGCTCTACTCGCCGGTCGGCTGGATGAGCTGGGCGATGATCGCGCGCATGTGGGAAGCGTCGCTGGCGACCGATGAAGCCAAGCGCAGTTTCGAGAACGGCGTGTTGGGCGAGACCTGGATCGAAACCGGCGAAGCGCCCGACTGGCAACGGCTCTATGAACGCCGCGAGGACTGGCAGATCGGCACCGTGCCGAGCGGTGGTTTGTTCCTGACCGCTGGCGCCGACGTTCAGAAGGACCGGATCGAGGTCTCGGTATGGGCCTGGGGACGGGGACTGACCAGCTGGTTCGTCGACCATATCGTCATCGATGGCGGGCCCGAGCATGCCGAGACTTGGGGACAACTCTCAGGCCTGCTCGACCGGACGTGGCCGCATGCCCATGGCGCGCGGCTCGGTCTGGCGAAACTCGGCATCGATAGCGGCTACGAGTCGCCAGCCGTCTATGCCTGGGCACGATCGGCAGGTCATGCGCAGGTCGCACCCCTGAAGGGTGTCGAAGGCTTCAACCGGGCGGCACCCGTCGTGGGCCCAAGTTTCGTCGATGTCACGGAAGCCGGCCGCAAGCTGCGGCGCGGTGCTCGTCTCTGGACGGTCGCGGTGGCTACGTTCAAAAGCGAGACCTATCGGCATCTGCGGCTCATGCGCCCGACCGACGAGGAAATCGCCGAGGGCGCGCAATATCCGGCGGGCTTCGTGCATCTGCCGCGCGGGCTCGAAGCGGAGTGGGTGAAGCAGCTCGTCGCCGAACAACTCGTGAGCGTGAAGACCCGTCGGGGATTCCAGCGGCTGGAATGGCAGAAGCTTCGCGAACGCAACGAAGTCCTCGACTGCCGGGTCTACGCCCGGGCGGCTGCCTGGATCGCGGGTGCGGATCGCTGGACCGATGAGAAATGGCGCGATCTGGAAGATCAGGTCGGACCGGCGCCTGAAGGAATCGTCGATGTGAAACCCGACGCCGCGATCGCAGCCGGTGTGCTGGCGCGTGCGCCCGTTGCCGGCGGCAAACGCCGATCCGACTGGCTCTCGGGCGTGGATAAAGGATGGTTGCGATGAGCTGGACCAATGCGGAACTCGACGCGCTGCGACGCGCCTACGCGTCTGGCACATTGCGGGTCAGCTACGACGGCAAGACCGTCGAATACGGCTCCGCCGCCGACCTCTTGTCGCGGATCCGCACGATCGAGCGTGAGATTGCCGGGGGTGCCGAAAACCGTCCACCCGTCGCCGGTTTCGCCGGGTTCTCGCGCGGGGAGCGCTGATGCGCCGCGTCACCTGGCTTGACCGCGCGATCGGCTCGGTTGCACCCCGGGCGGCACTACGCCGTGTGCAGGCGCGGGAGAGCTTCGATGCTCTGGCGCGCGGCTACGACGGTGCTGCCAAGGGGCGGCGAACCGATGGCTGGCGCGCAGCCGGAACATCGGCCGACAGCGAGATTGCTGTAGCAGGCGGGTTGCTGCGCGACCGTATGCGCGATCTTGTGCGCAACAATCCGCATGCCGCCAAGGCGGTATCGGTTTTGGTCAACAACATCATCGGCTCTGGCATCATCGCCCGCTCCGCCAGCGGCAATGACAAACTCGACGCGCAGGTCAATGCGCTCTGGGAGACATGGTCGGCGCGCTGCGATGCCGACGGCCAGCTCGACTTTCTCGGTCTGCAAACCTTGGCCTGTCGGCAGATGATCGAAGCAGGCGAAGTGCTGCTGCGTCGCCGCCCGCGTCGTACGAATGACGGATTGGACGTGCCGCTGCAGCTGCAGTTGCTCGAAGCCGACATGCTCGATGCCGGGCGCAATGGCGATCTCGCGGACGGTGGTCGTATCGTCCAGGGTATCGAGTTCTCAAGCCTCGGACAGCGGCGGGCCTTCTGGCTGTTCGCGCAGCATCCGGGTGACAGCGTGGTCACGACGCGGCGGCGTCTCGACAGTCTCGCGATCCCGGCTGCCGACATCGTGCATCTTTACGAGAAGCAGCGCGCCCAAGTGCGCGGTGTGCCATGGGGCACGCCGGTCATGCGCGCACTGCGCGATCTCGACGACTGGACGCAAGCCGAACTGGTTCGCAAGAAGACCGAAGCCTGCGTCGTCGGCATCGTTTTGGGCGCCGACGAGACTGAGCAAGGCATTGCGCCGTCCGTGGTGGATGCCGATGGCAACCGGGTTGAGCAATTCGAGCCGGGCCTCATCGCCTATGCGCGGGGCGGTAAGGACATCCGCTTCAATCAACCGGCGACGACGGCCGGTGTGGCGGAATGGCTGCGCGTCCAGCTGCACATCGTGGCGGCGGGTTTCCGGATGCCTTACGAGCTGCTGACGGGCGATCTCAGTCAGGTCAACTATTCGTC